GTGGAAGTACAGCTAGATTCCAGAAGATTGGTACTGGATCTGCAAGTACAAAATCTCGAAACGGACAAGTAACACCAATGGAATTAACACATACCACAGTAGACGTTAGTATGTCTGACTTCTATGCGGCTGAGTTTATCGACAAGTTAGACGAATTAAAGACTAACATTGACGAAAGACAAGCTGTTGCGACATCAGCGGCGGCGGCACTTGGTAGAAAAACTGACGAGTTGCTTTATACTGCAATGGACTCAGGTGCTAATTCATCTCAATTACATGACACAAGTTCTGCTGTTGAAAAGGCAGATATACTTAGTGCATTTGAAACTTTTGGTACAAACAACATACCTGAAGATGGTGGTAGATATATTGCTATGCACCCAAAGGGATATGCTGACTTATTTTTAATTACTGAGTTTGCATCATCAGACTTTGTTGGTGATCAGAATTTACCATATGCAGGTGGCATGAGTATGAAAGAGTTCTTAGGATTTAAGATCTTTTCAACCTCTGCTATTACAGCAGGTAAGAATATGGTGTACCACACAAGTGCAGTTGGTTTAGGAATTGGTGCTGATGTTAGTACTGAACTAAACTATGTGCCTGAGAAAGTGTCACATTTAGCAACCTCAATGATGTCTATGGGTGCTGTTGTTATTGATAACAATGGTGTCTATGAACTTCTTGATAATAATTAAGGGAGGTTTAAATGGCTTATAGTGCAAGTGGTTTACACAGAATGGCAGGTGCTAGTGGTGTCCAATTATGGATCTATCAAACAACAGATGCGATTGCCGCAATCAATACATCAGGGTATTTTAATGATGCCGCTAATATGATGAATGTTAGAGATCTAATAATTGTTATGGATACTAATACACCAACAACACATTTCTGTACTGTTCTATCCAATACTGGATCAGTAGTTGACGTTTCAGACGGAACTGCTGTAGCAGAAACAGACGGAGATTAGGAGTAGGGGGAGCAATCCCCCTATCTTTATATGGCAAGTACAGTAGCAAATTCAGCAATAGATATAGCATCAAGAGCCTTAGTTCTAATTGGTGCAGAACCTATTACTTCATTTGACTCTTCTAGTACTGAAGCCTTAGTAGCAACTAATATGTATGAGGATACAGTTAGAGCCATGCTTTCTACAGCAAGATGGCGATTTGCTACAGAACAAGCTGTACTCAATCAATTATCAGATGCACCTACTGGCAGGTTTGATATTGCACATCAATTACCAAGTAATTTACTTGTGTTACATAGTGTTACAATAAATGATAGGTTAATAGACTTTACTGTCTATGGTGACAAAGTATTTAGTGACTCAACAAGTAATGATACTTTGATAGCTGACTTCACATTTAGAGCAGATGAAATTGATTTTCCATCATACTTTTCTTTAGCATTGCAATATTCACTGGCATCTATCTTTGCCACATCTATAGCAAGAGATGACAGACTTATGCAGTTAATGGAAACAAAAGCTAATCAGTTGATGGCAAAAGCAAGAAACATAGATGCACAACAACAGACTACAAGAAAACTATCTACATCAAGATTTATAACAACTAGGAGAAGTTAATGCCTAGAGTTAGAGTGCCATTAAATAACTTTCAGTTTGGTGAAGTTAGTCCATCACTTACATCTCGTACAGATACAAAAGTTTATACTAATGCCGCAGAACAAGTAAGAAACTTTTTTATCAGATCTGAAGGTGGTTTGAAAAAAAGAACTGGTACAAAAAGAATACATAATTTTGGTAGTAGTCCTGCATTTACAGCATTGGCTAGTCTTAGACAAAGTGTAAGGATAGAACCTTTTATATTTTCAGATGATGAAAAATATATAATAGCATTTAGTAATACAAGAATAGAGATATTTCAGATTAGTCCTACTGATGGATCTGTGTCATCTATACAGTCACTTACTAGTCAATCATGGTTAGTTAATACAACATCAGCACCATATCTTGAAGAAATCACTTTTGCACAGCAAGGTGATTTGATGTTTATATGTCATAATACTTTTCCAACTAAAATATTAGAAAGAACTGGTCTTACTACATTTACAATATCTACATTTAGTTTTGATACATCAAGAGATGGAAATGACATATTTCAGCCATATTTTAGTTTTCAATCTTTAGGTACAACAATCAGTGTAAATGCTACTAGTGGTAGTGGCAGAACTGCTACAACAAGCACAGATTATTTTGTGTCAGATCATGTAGGTACAGATCTTTTAATAGGAGAAACTCGTTGTAGAATAACAGCAGTAGCTAGTGCTACATCTGCTACTGTTACTATTAATGGTGAATTAAGCCAACAACTTGAAATAGATAGTCTTGAGGTGTTTGAAGGAAGTGGCACAGTTAGGGTTACTAAAGCATTACATGGTCTTGCTACTGGAGCATCTGTAACATTTGAGAGAGCAGGTGCAGTAGGTGGCATAGCTAATAGTAATATAAATGGTGCAAGAACAATTACTGCTGTTCCTGATGAAAATACATTTGAGTTTACAGCAGGAAGTAGTGCAACTGCTACATCTAGTGCTGTAGGTGGTGGTAGTCCTCGTATTGTTACTAGTGCGGCTACTACTGAGTTTAGTGAAATGTCTTATTCTAATCTAAGAGGCTATCCTGCGGCAGTTACATTTCATCAAAATAGACTATGGTTTGGTGGCACATTGGCACAGCCTGATGGTATATGGGGAAGTAAGTCAGGATTATTTTTTAACTTTGATGTTGGTAATGCTGAAGATAATGATGCTCTTGATCTTACTGCAAACGTAGGAGAAATATCTTCTATAAGACATTTGGTATCTAATAGAGATTTACAAGTTTTTACAAGTGGTGCTGAGTTATTTATTCCAACAATAAGTAATAAACCAGTTACTCCTGCTAATGCACAAATACGCAGACAAACACCTTTTGGTAGTGGTTTTGTAAGACCTACTGTATTTGATGGTGCAACTTTATTTGTACAAAAAACTGGTAGTGCATTGAGAGAGTTTTTGTTTACAGATGCAGAAGCCGCATACACATCTGTTGCTGTATCAGGTCTTGCACCACATCTAATATTAGATCCAGTTCAACAAACATCTATAAAAGGAGCTTTGAATAGAAGTGAGTCATATGCTTTTCTTATTAATAATGATGGCACTATAGCTGTATTTTATTCTGTAAGAGGAGATCAAAAAGCAGGTTGGACTTTATGGGATACACAAGGTTTGTGGCATAGTATTTGTGCAGTACATGAAAGATTGTTTGTAGTTTGTGCTAGAGATGATGGATCAGGCACAACTAAATTGTTTTTAGAAGAGTTTCAAGATGATATGCCTATGGATTTTTGTGATACATTTAGTGGAAGTGCTAGTGTTTTTGGAAGTTTAACATCACATTTTAGTAATAATGCTGTAGTAAAAGCTACTAATGGCAATGATTTTTTAGGAACATTTACAGTAAGTGGTGGTGAGATTGATGCAAGTGCTGTAAAAAGTGGCTTGAGTCAGGCATTTATAGGTTACTCATTTTCTCCAACATTAAAAACCCTGCCTATAGATGCCACTATTCAAGGTGGTCCTTTAACTGGTGAGCCTAGACAAATACCAAAAGTCGTATTAGATTTACATTCAACACTTGCTGTAAGTGTGCAAGGACCAAGCACAACATCAACAAGTAGAGATTTAGTTATAAGGAATACAACTGATACTGTAACTGGTGGCTTTATGGAAAGATCTGCTGTAACTGGTAAAGAAGAATTTAGATTATTAGGATATAGTCGTGATCCTAGAGTTATAGTATCACAGTCTTTTCCTTTAGATTTACAGATTAATGGAATGATAGTAGAGGTAGCATTTTAATATGGGATTACCATTAGCATTAGCAATAGGTTCAACTGCAATATCTTTTATGGGTTCTATGAGTGCGGCAAGAGCAGCAAAACGAGAAGCCGCAATGCAACAAAGACAATTAGAAACTGAAAAAAAGATGAGTAAGTTAAGAGCTTTGCAAGAACATAATATAAGACTTGCAAATCTACAAACTTTTTTAAATACAAATCAAGCTATTGCAGGTGTAAGTGGCAGAGATATAAGTCAAGACAGAAGTTTAAAAGCATTGCAAGAAAAAGCAAAAAGAGAAATGTCTACGGAAGTTGGTAGAGCAAGAGTTCAGGAACTAGCTACACTTGGTAAGTTATCTTCAGCACAACAAATAGCAGGTGAAAGAGGCAGAAATAGAGCAAGGGCATTTAGGTATCAAGCATTTGGTTCTTTATTAGGAGGAGCAATGAAAGCCGCACCACTTATGGGGTCAGCACCAACTGCTTCTATTACACCACAAAGTTCTTTAGGACCAACTCGCTTTAGTACATTTAATACTGGGATATATTCGTAATGGTAGAATTTTTAAAAGCAAAAGGTACTAGCTTTGTAAATAAACCAGTAGGTGTAAATAATGTTAATACTGGTGCAGTAGAAGCAGGTCAAACTTTAGCAAGAGTTGGTCAACAACTTGCATCACAGTTTTTTGCAGATGCAGAAAAAGAACAAATCAAACTTGGTAAAGAAGTAGGAATGACACTACCAGTCCGTGATGATGATGGTAATTTAGCATTTCAAACAACACCAACTACTCTTAGTGATGTGGCTAAAAATGCCGCAGAACCAATTATACAGAAAAGATATCAAGATGCTCTTAATGTAGATATATTTAGCAAATTAAATGAGATAAGACAAAAATCAAGAACCTCTAGTGAATTTTCTAGAAATGTAGAAAATGAAATGTCTGTATATATAGAACAGACAAAACAAAGTGGTGGTGAAAGATATGTAGGTGGTATGACAGAAACTGTTGCCAAACTATCTGCACAACACTTCAATGCTATGGCTACTGAAGAAACAAAAGAAGCCATGAGAATATCATCACTTCAAGCTAATCAAATAAATAATTTAAATATAGCAGATCTAATATCTATTGCAGGAGATCAAATTAATAAAGCAAATATAGGTGAATTAGATAATGTACTAGAAGATTTAGAAAGTAATGCACAAGCAATAGTTGAGCAAAATAATAATAATTTAGTTACTAATAATTTAGCTGTTGATACTCATAGAAAAACAGATACTTCTGCAAAAACAGCAGTATCTTTTGCATTAGTAAATATTTTAACTAAAGATAAAACACCTGCACAAATACATGAAATAGAAAATTATTTTAGAACTGGTGTATTACCAAAAGATTTGTCTGATAAAGAAAAAGTTTTATTAAATAAGATTGAAAGTAGTCCTTTTAGAAATGAAGTAAAAAAATATGTAAGTGATGTTCAAGATAAAGTAAGTGAAACGTCTAGGCAGTTAACAGCAGACAAAAATAGAGCATATCTTGAAAAACAAAGATTAATAAATCAGTATAGAAATGACTCAACTATATATCAACAATCACAACAATATAAAACACAGTTTCAAATGGAATTACAATCTATTCATAACGAAGTATTTGCTAATGGTGGTGTAATAACAGAAGAACAAAAGACTAGAATAAAAAATGCAGAAACTCAATTATTTAAAGCGACTGAGGGTACTGGTATAGTTGTTAATGGTCAAAGAATATTATTAACAAAAGGCGAAGTTAGCACAGCATTAAACTCTGCTGTCGTTATGGGTTTAGAAAATACTATTGTCAAATCTCAGTTATTCAAAACTGGTGATGATCTTGGTAAATTACAAAATGCTTTATATCAAAGAGATCCATCATTATTAAGTGCTGAACAAAAGAAAGTATATAATACTGTTATAGAAGTATCAGGTGCATCATTACAAAAAGATGCAATAGTGTTTGCAACTGGAAAAGCTATTAATGATAACATTACATCAGCAAACAGAGCAGATGCTATTATTGCTGAAAATCAAATTACAACAAATACTATGGCTAATGCTGATGGAACTGGTCAACAAAACTTTGGCAATACATCAAAAGAACAAGACATTTTATCTAAAGGTCATAATATAAGTGCGGCATATTTTCAACAAGAGTTTGAAGAAGAATTAAGAACTGGAACACCTAGAGCATTAAGAATAGATGCACAAATGGCACGAGGTAATTTTTCTTCTGCATTTGTAAATTTTATGGATAATGCACTTAATGGCAGAAGTGAAGGCGAAATAACTAGAGCCATGAACTACTTTCAAAAGTATAGTCAGGTATTAGAGGGTGGCATTAGAGTTGATAAAATGTATGGTGCAGTTAGTGAAGAAACATATGCTATATATAGTATTGCCAAAAAACTGATACCTGCATACAGAGGTAAGACATCATTCTTTGATGTAGAGGGTGCTAATGGTGGTCCAGTAACACAAGCACAAATGTTAACAAAAATTAAGCAGGTATATCAAGCAAGAACACAGCCTGAAAGTGTGTCTAATTTTAAAAGCAATCTTAAGACTATTATTGGTAAAGAAAAAAACTCATTTGATTATCTTACAAATACACTAGGTTTTGATAGAACTGAAGCAAGAGATTTGCAATTTGTTGTTGATATGTCTGCATCAATGGGTCTTACTAAAAAAATTACAGATGAAATATTAACTCTTTCAAAAGATGGTATATATCTTGATGGAGAAAGTACTGTTGTAGATTTTTATGCAGGAGGAGATAATCCTGATAGATCTAAATATGCTTTAAAAGCAATATTTACTAATGGTGAAGATGGTTTTGCAAGATCGATAATACAAAGAAGATTAAATGATTTAGAACATTTTCAAGAAAAAATTGATGAAAAAACTGGAAAGGTAGTAAAAAGACCTGCAGGAAAATTTGTTTTAAAGTATCAACCAACTCAAGTTATAAATGGTAAAGTGCAATATTCTACTGGTACTAGAGTAGATGCTGTGCAACCTGATGCAGTAGATACAGCAGTTTACTTACAACCCATACCTTATGGCAGTAGAAAAGATGATGTAAGATATGTAGCAGTTACACAAAAAGGTGCATTTTATAGACCTATAAGATTACCTGATGGTTCTTTGATGGCATTTGATGCAAAAGAATTAAGACGAGGTGGACTAGGTGACAATTAATTATTGGGATAGTCAAGATGTGCAGTATAAACCTACTGCTGATATACCTTTGTTAACTCAACTAGAAGTTGAAAATACTATAACAAGTTACAAACCTGCAACCTTTCAGGCATTTTCTCAGGAAGAAGAAGATAGAGATGTTTCATTAGGACAAACAATATCTGCATCTTTTGGTTATACATATGCACCATTTAATAATGCTATAAATAATTTTTTTATGTTTGACGAGTCTATGAGAGATCAAGACTACGATCCTTTTGAAGATATGGAAGGCTATGAAGATATGTCTGACTATCTAAAAGATGCTGTAAATGCAGAACATATGAGTGTATTAAAAAAACAAATACTAGCTAATGAAAGAAGAAGAAAGATACTAGAATATAGTAGCTTTGGCAGTCAAATAGTTGCAGGTATGTTTGATCCTATAAATGTATTTACTATACCTTTTGGTGGATTTACATTAAGTGCAATGAAAGCCGCAGTAAGAACTGGTGCAGGTGTTGCCACACTTACAGCAGGGCAAGAATTATTCAGACACCCATTTGATCCATTATCTACTGGCAAAGAAGTAGCCGCAAATATAGGAATGTCATTTGTAGCAGGATCTATACTAGGTGGTGTTATTGGTGGTGTAGTAAGTAGAAGGCTAACAAAAACATTAGATGAGCTTGAAGCTGATGCTAGATTTTTTGAAGAATTTGCTGAGCCAGTGGCAAGACAAGAACAAGCTATGGCAGATCAGGATATAAAGCCTAAGAAAAAGAAAACACCTAACATAAGAACTGAAAAAGACTTAGATAGAAATGATGTAGGTGATTTACTAAAAGAAGCAGATGAAACTACGATACGAGGTTTTGAAAAAGACTTGCCAAATAAAATGGCAAGAATAGATGAAGAAATATCTATTAAGTTACAAGATTCAAGAATTAGAGATAATCAACAGCTTCAAGGAATAAGAGAGCAAAGAAAAGAACTTGTTAAAGATTTACAAAAAGATACAGATAAAGTTCCAGAGTTAATTCAACAGAATAATAAACTATTACAAAGCATTGAAAATACTGCAAAATTTATTAACAAAGTAAAAGAAGCTGCAAAACAATTTGGTGAGCCATTACAAAGAATAAAGAAAGATTTAGAAGCACAAGCAAAAGGCGAAAGAGCAACTATTGGTCTTACTAAAAAACAAGTAGATTTATTAAATACAATTAAAGAAAAAGAAGCACAAAACTTTTTTACACCTAGACAAAAAGCATCTGTAAACAAAGCCTTAAGATCTATAGATGAAATACAAGCTAAGATAAATAATAATATAAGGTTACTTGAAACTAAAAGAGAGGGTAATGAAAGATTTTTAGGCACTACTGGTAGAAAAAGAATACAAGACGAAATAGCAAAGTTAGATGACATTATTAGATTTAATAATGGTGTTGAGTCATTAAAAAATGATCGTAGATTTGTCCATAGAAGATATGAAAAGATAAGAGCAGAACTTAATAGAAGAGAAGTAAATGAGTTTGCAACCTTTGATGCAGAAGGTAAGAGGATAGATCCATTTAAACTACCACCAAACTTTTATACTGATAGTCCAATATTTAAAGCATTAGTGACACCTTTTAAAAAGGCAATGCAAAGTGACATCTTGCCTGAACTATCTAAAAGTAAATTTTATAAACTAGCCGCAGATCTAGGTATGCAACTTATGGGTCATAAGATGGGTAAATCATTAGGTCAATCTGTTAATACTAAATCTGCTATAAGACAAGGTGAGTATGTAAAAGCACATGACCAGTTAAGACAGTTATATGCTGAACATACTGGTAAAAATAATAATTACATAGATGTTGATTTTAATAAAAAAGGTTATCACGAGTGGCTATCTAGCACCTACACACGAATATTGAAAGATGAAACACTTTCACCATTAGATAAAAAAGTAAAAACTATTGTAGATGACTTTATGGAAAGATGGGAAAAAAGATTAAGAGATGTAGGTATAATAGGTGATATACCTAATCTTGAAAGATCTATCATAAAGAAATCAGAAAGACTAATAGTAGCTACAGATAATTTGAAAGATGTAGTAAGACGAGGTGCAAATCAAGATGAAATGACTGCCGCTGATGCACTAGCAAATGATGCTAGAAGCATCTTACAAGGTAGCAGAAAACAAGAAACTTATATTCCTACTAGAAGATTAACACCACAACAATTTGTAGATAGATTTTTTGATGATGGAAGAGTAGGTAGATTTGTAAACGATCAACAAAGAGCAGATGAACTTTACTCACGATTGTTTCCTGAAGAAGGCAAAGAGTTTGATAATGTACAAGGTGTACATATCTATACAGATCCTACTGGTACAGTATTATTAAATGAAAGAAATATGAGGAGAGCATTTAAAAGATATAATGATTTTAAAAATGATGATGCAGGTTTTCAAGCATACATGAATGAAGATGTTTCCAAAAGTATTGAGATAGTAAAACGAGGTGAAGGTGGTTTTGTTATAGAGTCCAAAATAGTACCAATGAAAGTAAAAGATACAATATCAGGTAAGCATCAAGCATTTTTACATAAACATAGAGATTATATAAATAACTATGATGATTTTTATGATTTTGTTGTATATCACGAATTTTCTCATGGAAAGTTTCGTAGAAAATCAGGGGAGTCAACAGCAGATTTAGAATTAAGAATTAATCAAGAAGCATTAAAAAGATTAATTCAAGAAAAACAAACTTTTGATCCTGCTACACAAGGTATGGTGCTTAATAAGAAAAATATTGAAACTGATTTGAAAGTATTAAGTAAATTATCTGGTCAACGTAATTTAACATCAAGACAAGTTGCATATAGAGATAGGTTAATTAATGAGATTAAAGATACTAATAATGAATTAATTACACTTAGAAAAAGTTTGCAAGATGCAAAGCAGTTTAAAGCCGCACCTGAAAATATGGAAAAGTTTTTCCCAAGATATTTTGATAAAACTAAGATTAAAGAAAATAGACCTACTTTTGAGGCAATATTAAAAGATTGGTACACAAACAATCCTACTATTCTTGTGAAGAATAAAGATGGAACAGTTGAAAGAGTGCCACCTCAAACAACAGATGAAGTTATGAGAGCTACTGATCCTGCTAATATTGAAAAAAGAGTGAACCAAACTATTGATAATATTTTAGGTCAAGGCAGAGATGTTACTGATGATATGATGGCATTTTATGGGCATGGCAAATCAAAACATTTAAGACATAGAAACCTAGATATACCTAACAAATTAGTAGCTGACTTTATAATTACAAATCCAGTACAAGTAATGAGAGTATATACACAAAGAGTTGCACCTAAATATGAGTTTGCAAAAGCATATAATGGTAGAACTGTAGATGAAGTTATCAATGACATGAGTGCTGATAACTTTAAAGCAGGTATGTCTGAAAGACAAGTTAATGAATTTAACAGAGATTTCTTACATTTATATGATCGAGTAGTAGGTAACGTAATTAAGAACCCTGATAGACTAGATCAAAAAGCAGTAATAGTATTAAGAGATTTAGCACAGCTTAACTATCTTGGATCATCAGGATTTAGTACATTACCTGATTTAGCAAAGATACTTATGGAGCATGACATTGGTAATGTGATGAAGGGTCTTAATGGTTTGCTCAAAGACTCAAGAGTAAGGCTTACAACTAAAGAAGGCAGACTTGCAGGTGAGATATTAGAGATCTTACAAGGTGATGTGCATATGAGATTTGTTGAAGATCTTACAAATAATCCATTAGCTGAAGGCTATCAGTTACAAATGAGTAAAGTAAGAAATGTTTTCTATCTTCTTAATGGTTTAGCACCAATGACTAATCTTATGAAGAAACTAGATGCTACAATAAGACAGCATGAACTTATAGATTTTTCTATAAGAGATGCAAAAGGTACTGCAACAAAAGATCAAATAGTTTATTTAAGAAGATATGGCATAGATGCTAGTAAATCTAAGACTATTAATAGATTATATGATGATGGTGTTATACAAAATACAAAAGATATAGGTGGCAATGGTGTTTATTTAGCTAATACTGAAAAATGGCTTGAAGGTGGTGCTAGTGATGAAACACTAGAGGCATTTAGAGGTGCATTAAATAATGGTATTATGAATACAATATTGATGGCTACCCCTGCTGATAAACCAATAGTAGCAGATGGCATAGTTTACATACCAAAATGGATAGGTGAAAAATTTGGTATGAAAGAAGATGCAAGATTCAAAGGATATACAAGAATAGAAACTGGTTTAGCAGGTTTGCCATTTCAGTTTTGGTCATATAGTTTTGCGGCGGCTAATAAAATTACAGCGGCTATGGCAACTGGACAAGCAAAGAACAGAGCGGCGGCTGTTACTACAGCGACTGCTCTTGGTTGGTTATCATTACAAATTAAATCAGAGTTTAACACTAAAGGTGGTGAAGCTATGTGGGATAACATGGCTTGGGAAGATCAGTTTGCTAGAGCAATAGATGCCTCTGGAATATTAGCTATGTATAGCGATTTATTATACACATCAATGAACACAAGTATGGCACTAGGTGGACCTGATATATCTATGGGATTGTTACAACCTAAGTTTCCACAAGAAAAAAATATTACTGATGCAGTAACATCAATAGGTGGTGCAGGACCAAGTATAGCAGTAGAATTATACAGAGGAATGGAGCAGTTTGTTACTGGTGAGTATGGTGCAGGATCTAAGCAAATTATAAAAAATTTGCCATACATGAGATTGTGGTTTATAAAAGATATGGTGAACGAGCTAGGAAATGTATTAGTCGATATTGATGATGATGGTTTGGAAAAAACTTTAAGGGCAAGATATTAATGACTATAGCTTTAAGTGCAAATACCCCAAGAATTAGTTACACAGTATCTCAAGGTGTGACACAGACATCTTTTGCTGTACCTTTTGTATTTTTTACTAAGTCAACAGATCTTAATGTATTTGTTGACAACACTGAACGTACCTTTGATGCAAGTACAAGTAATACAACTTTATATACTGTATCAGGGGGTGATGGTTCTACTGGAACTGTAACAACTTCTGTTACTGGTGCTACTGGTGGCAGTACTGTAGTTATCACAAGGGCAGTGCCTTTGTCACGGACAACGGACTTTCCAAGTTCAGGTGCTTTTGAAATATCAAAACTAAATACAGAGTTAGATACTATTACAGCTATTCAATCTGATTTTAATGACTCAGCTAACAGAGCAATAAGATTGCAAGACTCAGATGATGCTGTAAGTTTAGAATTACCTTTGAAGTCTGCAAGACTTGGTACTGTATTAGGATTTAATGCTACTACTGGTGCGGCTGAAGCAGGTCCAACAATAGCAAACGTAAATGCTTTGTCTGCTATTACTGCAAATATAAATACAGTAGCAGGTATAAGTGCTAATGTTACTACAGTGGCAGGTATCAGTAGCAACGTCACGACAGTAGCAGGAATATCTAGCAATGTTACTACAGTAGCAGGTATATCATCACAAGTTACAGCTTTGGCGGCATCAGATGTTATAGCTGATATGGCTTTGTTGGCTACTAGTGATGTGATTGCAGATATGGCTTTACTTGCAGACAGTGATATTATTGCTGATATGAATACATTAGCTACAAGTGATATAGTTTCAGACTTAAATACTCTAGCTACTAGTGATATTGTAACTGATCTTAATATTCTAGCTACATCAGATAATGTTACAAATATGGCAACATTGGGTGCTAGTGGTGTAGTAGGAAACATTGCCACAGTTGCAGGTGTGTCTAGTAATGTTACAACAGTTGCAGGTATTTCGAGTAATGTAACAACAGTTGCAGGTATTAGTAGTAATGTGACTACAGTAGCAGGAGTTGCAAGTAACGTAACTACAGTTGCCAACGATATTGCTAACGTAAATACAGTAGCATCAAACATATCAACGATAGCACAGAAAGCTACATTAGATGATGCAACAGCATTGGCTATCGCATTAGGATAAGGAGTGAATAATGGCAAATACTTTTAAGGTAAAAACAAATGCCGCAATGCCTACAAGTGCAGGAACACCACTTACA